GATTCTGCGGCAACACAATTGTTGCGCCACCAAAAGTGGTCGTCTTAAACGTTAGCGTGTATGAGCCGGTAGTTGAATTGCGGAAAGAATAAAGTTGAACAGTCGGCGGAAGGATGACTGTGCAATTACTAACAAGAGTACCAATGTATTCTTGAATGACATTGCCAGCCTCGCTCGATGTCAAGGTTACGGTTCCACCTGTAACACTCTTAACAAGCTGAGTGAAAAAGAATTCAGCAGACTGACCGTAGGCGTAGGTATACCAAGTAGTGCCGTTTGAACAAATTACAAACGACTCTTCAAGCTGAAGCTGTGCGGAGATGTTTCCATCAATTGTGTCAGAACCAGTAACAGCAACAGTCAGGATTCCTGTGCCATTGTTTTTGATAACAACGAACCAGTTATTACCAACGGAAGCGGCAGACGGCATGGTTACAGTACCTGCACCACCCGTCCAAACAAGAAGAGAGGATCTGTCAGCAGGAAGAATCGAATATGTACTACCAACAAGAAGTACGTTGGTAGCAGTGTTTAACGTCGTCCCGATTGCTTTAAGACCATAACCAGCAAGAGTTGCCGCATTAGCAGACGAAGTTCCAGCGCCAAACTGAACTGACTCCCAGACTCCATCGATACTAGAGTTATCTGTCAGATAAATGTACTGAGCAATGCCTGACGCGATACTGACAATCGTGTTGCCGCTATTGTCTACAACGGTGAATGTGTTGGAGCCAATATTCCTGATCAGCGAAGACTGTCCCGTCGATACCTCCGTGGCAGGAGGCAGGAAAACATTTTTCCCGCTAACGGTGGCATCAATCTCAATGATGTTTGCAACTACATCGCTGTTGTTGCCGTTAATAGGCCACTGAAGGACGATGTCATCAGAAATAGTAAGACTCTCGTACCCTACTTGAGAGGGATTGATAGTCTGTCCTGTGAACGGGCTGACATAGGTAGTCATGGGATATCCTTACGAGTCCACGGCAATCGATTGACGATCGCCAACCCTAGCTACATCTTCAGTTTTCAACGCCTGAAGTGCTTCGGTGTATTTCTGTTGGAAGATTTGCCGTGCATCGTTCTTTAGGAACGGCATAGCCTGCAAAAGCGTTCCGAACAGCATTGCGTTCGGCGCGTTCTGAGTAATCCAATTTGTCTGGTTCGTAGAACTGAGCGGCGAGACACGCTCGTAATACAAAACCTCAAAGGTGTACGCCTGATCAGGCGTCGGAGCCAGATACCAGTGATCCCAATCGATGTCCGAATAGAACAAAGGGACATCAGTCAAAGATGAATCCGGCCAATAGTTCTTCTGATACTCGTACCTTCTCAGAAGGACGGGCTGCTTTTTTCCGTCAACGGTGACGCTCATCGAAACCGTCTTTCTCCATCTTGCAGGCTTTTGCAAGACGGGATTCGATGCCGTCATCGTCGATTCGACAACCTGAAGTTGACCAAGAGTCTTGATCTGTTCAGCGATCTCGAATTCTGCCAAGGAGATAAAGGTTGGAATGGCGTTTATAACCGCCGAATCCTTACGCTCCAGATACTGAAGAACCGTAGAGGTCAGGCTGTCATACGTCAAAACCCAAGATGGAGTCGTCATTTCAACCTCTACCCCTTGGCAGCGTTATTTATTCCTGCGGAGCAACCTGCGGCTGGCTCGCAGAAATCTGCGATCAGTTATACCGGTCACCCTGCAACCTATCTCTAGCATCTCCACACGTGAGCGAAACAGTCCCTGCCCCACCCGGGCTTTTATGAGTTGTTCCCGAAATGTGGTTGGTAATGAAGAGTCCTCGTTAATCGACTTTTCCTCTGCTTCGGCAACAGGATCAATATCTACAGATGTCTGAGACATTACTTGCTGGACTTGTCCTCTCATTAGGCGAATTAACTCCCCCGCCATTGCTTCTGGCACTGGAGCTAAATAAACCCCTTGATTGCCATTCCCATTTAGCTGCAAAGGGGAGTACTTGTTAGGTAGTGTTGGGCCAATTAATTCCATATGATCTTTTGGCCTGATAGGCTTATCAATAACGGTAAATCGAACCGGCAAATACCACCCTTCGTTGGCCCAATACTCACCTGCACTACCAAATTCTGTCGGCTTAGGGGCAGATTGACAGAATCCGTTCACAATACCTACAGCTTTGATGTAGGTATCGCAAAAAGAAAATACAACGTCACCCAGTGCCGCCTCAGTCATGGAGTCGTAGAAGCGATTGCGTCTACCATCAGCATTAACCTTGGGTGACCAAAGAAA